CTAGCCGTGACGAGGTTCATATCCGGAAGACCGCTCCTGATCGAAGGAATTCGCCAAGACAAAGTTCTTTTACCAGTGGTTTTACCCAGAGGTCTAAGAGACAGAATCGAGGCTGGTTGCCCTTGATCAGTTAGATGATCGTTAACACTGTTAACGTTATCTAGAGCGATCCTAGGAGGTACTCCAGTGGATTTTGAGACTATAACCAAACCTAGTAATTTCAGTAATAATTCCATTTCGGATTACGAAATTGCTAGATTTTGGCAGTCTTTAGCCCGTCCTAAGTTATCTCATCAGTGAACGAAATACCATTGATCAGTCAAAGCCGGTCCTAACGGACCGGGTCTGCAAGGGGCGTTAGCTGATTTAGTAATGTTAAAAGACTCACCTATATTGGAAAGTCTTAAACATTTTTATAAACCAGACGCTCCTCTATGAAGATTGTTAACCTCCATAGACCAGCCTAGGTTCCAATTATTACTTAGTTATTTCCGAGTCTCTCCGAAGAGACTGAGAAAACTTAGTATTAAAGATGACCGTGAGGCTAAAAGCAGAGTATTTGCCATCCTTGATTATTGATCGCAATCTGCCTTAAGGCCCCTTCATGATGGAGTTTTCTCCATTCTTAGAAGGCTCCCAGGAGATTGTACCTATGACCAAGGACGTCTTTTAGATGATTTTGCAAATACTAAGACTGATCAGTCATTCCATAGTCTTGATTTAACCGCTGCAACAGATAGGTTCCCCATTGAAATTCAATGGCGTCTACTAAGGTTGCTTGTTGGAGAATCAGTGGCTACGGCATGAAAGGAATTGATGGTTCAGGAGCCGTTTGCTCACAAAGGATCCAGCTATAAATATAGGGCTGGTCAACCAATGGGAGCTTACTCCTCTTGACCCATTTTCACCTTGTCACACCATATGATTATCTTCATTGCCGCGCTAAGAGCTGGACTTTCCCAGCGACAAGCAAAGCGATGTTACATGATCTTAGGGGATGACATAGTGATTCGTCACGATGAGACTGCTAGACAGTACCGAGAGATCCTAAAGTCCCTTGACGTAGAAATCAACGAGGCTAAAACTCATGTATCGAAAGATACATTTGAGTTTGCCAAAAGATGATACTACAAAGGGCTTGAGGTATCTCCATGACCCATTCACGCGCTAGTTTCGAGCTTAACTCATTGGCCTCAGTTAATTGAGTTGCTCGATAACGAGGTTGTGAAGAGGGGCTACGGTCAGATCCTATACCGAAAAGAAAACCTGGATACCTTCGGTCTGTTGTACGAACGTAAACGTTTAGGACAGCAAATCCAAAAACGTCTGCAACTGTACACCAGATTACCCTGTTTCCATCTCGAAGACTCCGGCACTGCTTCACAAGAGGTTTCCCGCTTGTGATCAATGGTTGAGTCGACCGAGAAATTCCTTCCTGAGGATGCTCTTGGCTTTATAACTAAAGCCGCGAACGTCCTCGTTAGAAAGGAACTGGGTAAAGGTATTTCATCGGTTTCAAGACATCTCGATAACATATTTTCTTATTACGAGAAGCTTGACCTTATGCGGGACGGTCAGACCCCTTGCTCATCCTCACTATCTCCGGACTCGTTTAGCCTAATGGACGTTCCTCTAATTAAAGTGTTTACGGATCTGGCTGATCCGGAACTACAAGAATTAGGGTCGGTTCCAATCGGTAAAAACCTCACAGAGTGGTTTGAATTCTGAAAAGCTTGGAAAAAGCTAGACATTATTCAAGTCCCTGAATTTAATGGGATTATACCACTAAGGAAGCGTGATACCAAGGCAGCAACTCAATCTCACTTGGGTCTTGAATTAATTCGATGACTAACTTCTAAGTCCTTCACGGACATAGAAGCAGAAATCGAATTGTTTAACAATCCACCAAGGAGGAAGAGAAAACCACGGGTCGTTCAATAGAGAGAACAAACTCTGCCTTTACCATATCAGACAACAAGAACCTTATCCCACTATTAGACACAACTCATGAGAGTTGGATCGATAGCCAACTGCCACTCTCGTGACAATTGGTAGTAGGAATTATAGGTTGTTGTCTGATCTCACTGAAAGGTGAGGGGGTTGGTAAAGAGCTATCCCG